GTGTTCCCATTAGCCAAACTCCACATTGAATGAAGCGCCAAATGCGCTATCTGTATTTAGAAAAAATATAGTCTCTCCGTCCTCAAGCGTTCCGCTTGTAACAGTAAAGTAAATGTATCCTTCAGCATCGTTATCTATAAATGCTCCCGCCGCTGTAACTATCTGTTCCACAGTTACAACTAGAACCTGACCTATAGCCCCGCTAGTTTCTCCTTTTACCGTACTACCAACGCGAGGTATCTGAAGATCAAATGCTATACCGTATGCACTATCAAAAACAGAATCTTTTGCGCTACCAAGGGTATATGGTATTCTGTAATAAACTATTGCAGAAGGTAATCCAGTACCATCATCCCTCTCATATCCATCGAACCTTCTATAGCGCCCACGAATATCAACTTCAAAGTTATCAGCGGCAATACATTCTCCCGGCTCTAAAGAGAGAGCCGGAGTAATAATATTTAATCCACCAGAAAATGGAAAATACTGGGAAGCTACAGAAGTCTTTGCTAGTTGTCTCGCTAAAGTCATTCAGGAACCACCGTATAATTAGCTAAATCCTGAACCAATGAAAACCTTCTATTCCTTTGGCCCGGAAGTTGGTCAGATTCCAGTTTTAATAGAAGATCAGTAAACTCCGCAATAGAGCCAGATAAAACTTCTGAGGCATCATTCTGCTCTGCGTAATAAATCTTAGCTCTAGCAATTATTATCCTGTGAAATCTTACTGGGATTACAGATACATCAGCGGCGGCTGATAATTCAGTTGGTGTTGCCCAATACTCTGAGGTAAGAGCAGTCGTAGAATCAGGAGTTGGATAAATATCCATTACATTATCTGGCTTTACACTAAAAAATTCTGGTGTTCCAGTAGCAACAGTGCCGTATTTATAATCTTCCCTGTATTGTAGCCATGGCACAAATGCCAATGGTTGCCAACCTTCAGCAGTAGGATTATAAACAACAGAATCTGTATTCCATTGAGCAAGATCAGTTGGAGACGTTAGCGTAGAAACTCCCGCAACTGGAGTAAGTGTTGCCTCTGACCACAAAAAATCCCAGTTAAACCACATGCGTTGTATATCTAGGTCAGCATCCTTTATATATCTGACAATATCCTTTTCCTCTTCAGGAGTTGGCGTAACAGTAGACGGCCCTGTTCCGGGTATGCCTACGTCCCTCGCCATGTCTTGACATAATTCTATATAGGTGCTCATTTTAGATTTCTCATTATATCGTCTACTACTCTGTCAGGTTTAATATTAGCGGCGCACAATGCACCACCGCTCTCTTCATCTCTGTTACAAGTAGAGAATCCAAAATGCAGTTTATGACAGGGAAAGCAAGGACAATCTTCCGGCTCAAAAGCAGTAGTATTTATCCAGTGTTTTGTTAAATTCTCATTAGACGAGTGGGATAGGAAAACACATTTATGGTTCGGTAACATACTCGCCGCATTTAAGACGCCTGTCTCTGGCCCTACCACAACATCACAATGTGGTAATAGCGAGAGAGTTTTTCCTATAGGTATTTTTCCAGACTTAAGAATTACACGTTTTTCTTTTTCCCAACCAACTTCCAATAATTGGCAAAGATGATCTCCAACCGTGATTATAGAAACGTCTTTTCTCCTTAACAAAAGAGCGGCAATTACATTGTCTGTCCATGGATACACCTTATGGACGGAAGAACCAGACAAAGACCACAAAACAAGATGCCTTGTCTTTATTTTCTTTCTCTGTTTCTTGGCCCAACTTTTATCTAGAGGTGATGGATAAAAAACAGGACTGTGTTTAAACTCTATATCTGCAATCCTGTGAGTTTCCTCAAGATAATTCTTATCACATAACTCATGTACTTCTTCTTTTGATAAGTTATATCCTTCACTAGCTTCGACTCTAACTTTTTCCCCATCTACTTCAACATCTCTTGACGGGTTTAATAGAAGGCGTCCCTCAACTGATTCAGACAATTGTACAAACCTATCAAAACATTCTGACATTTTCTCCCAATAATCTTTAAGTTTAAAGTTATTTATCTGGTTATCTTTTTGCACTATTAACTGATCAACATCTGGATTATGCTTAAGCATATCCGCCCCTATCTCAGTTACATTAACGCATACTTCATAACCCTGTTCTTTAAACCTAGGGAACAAAGAGGATGCCTGTACTATATCTCCAAAGGCTCCATACCTCACGATACATACAGTTTTTCTACTCCTTATTCCACCAAAATCTTCTGAGACAAAATCTTCAACTTCTTTAAAAGGAACTTTTGTTATCTTCATTCAGGAAGCCTAGCCATCACCTTCTTCCTTATAGAGTCTATCTTCTCATGTGGGTCTAGTACGATATCACCTAGATTCTTAGCTTCCCATATTAAAAGATTCCTACCACCTAATCCTTTTTGTTGTTTAGCCCATTCTTTATTTCTAATTCCAAATATCTCTTCGCCATGAAGATTGTACTGCCTATTATCTTGTTCATACTTAGCCTTATGAATCCCCTGAACTTCTCCATAGGGCTTCGACCAATCAATAGCCACAAATATAACTCCTTATTCTAAAGACCACCCAACCCATTCTGGTCTGTTGCCAACATTGGCGTTATTTTGTTTCTGGTTATTCTCATTCATGTAGGTATCTTTTTTATCTACCAGAGTATAACCACTTTGTCTTGGATCATTAGAAGGCTTTGACTTCTTATCAAAAGTCTCCCTTTGAAATTTACCACCCACTACTAGCATGTCCATCATTTCTTTGCCCTCATTTTCTTTTTAGGCTTTAGTCCATAGCCACCGCCTTTACGAGTAGCCTTAGCAACACTACGACGCCCACTAGCAGACATTTTCTTTCCAGATTGTTTACCTCTGGTCATACCTAGTTGCTCATCTTTCCTAGCATTGTATCCTTGTTTTTTCTTAGCCATCATTCTCTCCGAAAGAAGGGGGGCTTTCGCCCCCCAATCCTGTATTAACGAAAGGTAAAAGAACCTAAAGAAGGTGTTGAAACCTTCTTCTTCTTTATCCCATCTGGCATCTGATTCGGGCCATGGCTGTCCATTCCCAATTCCTTGGGAGTGTCCGACACCTTGTCCAAACTAGAAAGACCATTTTCAGGGACTTTTCCGTCTGCTGAATGTTTATTACTAGCCATATTTCCTCCTAGTACCAGTAGATCATTATTTGCACATATGCCTTACCAGCGGGTGTACCACCAGTTGGGGCTTTGAGCGTCAAATGAATGTCAGTATCAGCCGGAAGAGCCGCTAAAACTAAATCAGCCGCTGTATCCGTCATTCTCTGTTCATCACCATCAGCAAGAGTGCCTAGACCCATTGCTACATACTCCGCACCTGCGGCTGAAGAACCTATATTAACTGCACCTTCAGTAGTAACAGCATTAAAGGTCTCATAGGCTTGAACCTCAACTTCCTGTACTGTTCCCTGCATTCCTGAAGGGCCACGGAAAATTAAGGCCTCAGTTGCCGCGCCGAAATCATGGTTAAAAGTGAAGCAATAAGGGGTTGGATTACTATAACTCATAATATTTCTCCTTAAGCCGCACTGTCCCAGATCACGATACGTGACTGAGCCGCTTGTGTGTGTGTAATGCCAAAGCCACCAAGGTAATACCAAGCAATACCCCGATCACGACCAAAGTCGCCCGGAATCTTGCCACGCATTTCCTCTGGAACAGCAATAGCCTCTGCTACGGTGTCCTCGCCAAAGAATATAGCCCAATCACTTAGACCATTAGTCCAAGCAACTCCAGCCGTACCCATGCCAGTACCTTTCGCAATGTGCGTTTGCTCTACGAAACGAACACCTTCGTACCTACCGATTTCCCCGTTCATAATCATTTGGAAACCCTGATCCACATACTGATGGATAGATTCCAGATCATTCTTGAGGGTACGATAAGTTGAAGGCCATGCAAGACAGTAATAATCATCACCAGTATAAGCGGGAATGTTACGTTCTTTCATGGTGTCAACAACTAACTTGACATGCTCTTTTCCCAATGCAACATTATTGGTCAAAGTAGCTGTGCCGTTCGTGGTTAACGTAAGCGCTGTTGTGCTAGTACCAGCAGTAGGTACTACACGTAGTTTGGCGGCGTTAAACTGAGCGGCGGCGAGTGTGTCAAATGCTTTCTTAGCATCATTCTTCAACACCTTCCTGATGATTTCACGAATTGGCTGTTCACTCAGATCGTCCAACTTGCCTGTCCAAGGCACTGAGTTACCAGCTTCCGTAATAGTCATCGTTCCCTGAGAAATCGTAAACGATGTTTCAGGTATAGTGCTCGTTTCCGTCAGGGTAGTACCCTGAGTGGCAACGTCACTAAACACGTTCCAATGGAATGTATCGCCACGGTGTAAACCCTGATGTGCGGCATCTTTGATGTCACAAAATTGTCTAAATTTGACAACGGGCTGAACCGCCATTCTCAACTCTCTGCTGAGATTAAGCGCATACATATAACCACCGGAAGTGTTGACAGACCATACTTGTCCTGCCATGTCTACCTCCTAAATAGTTATAATGATTGCCCTCTTTCCGCTCTCATCTCTTCAATGACTTGACTTGGAGTTTTCTCCACTTCATCGTCCTCTCCGATCTTCGCGCTTTTTCGGGCAGGTTTTGGTTCAGAAACGATTCTCTTTTTTCTAGCGGCTCGTTCATTAGACTTACCATTAGATAAATTGAGCTTCGCCCATTCTCTCGCGTATTCAGCGGCGGCCTGAATAACATATCCCGGTGCTAGTGAAGGTTTTTCCTTCATGATAGTAACCGTTCTGTTATCTGCTATGGCCCTTAGTTCGGCATTTCCCGCAATTTCAGGATATTCAGTTTCAAACCAACCAACTGCATCTTTAACTGATTTTTGATAATCCCTCTGTTGCGCTCTAGCCTGTTCCATCTGTTGGCGAGAAAAAGCCTCTTGTAAGGCTTTATTAACTGCTTCCTCTACATTTGGGGTGGCTCCTTGTGAGCGCCCCGATGTCAAAGTTTGTAACAATTCTGCGGCTTTATCCGCATCATCTTCATATAACGCTTGGTGATACTCTTTTGCAACTTCAGTAAAGTTAGTATCTGTTTTAGGCGCATCGTCCTGCGTTTGGGGTGGAGTTGCCTGTTGTGTTTGAAGTCTCTGTACGTATGAACGTAACTGAGACTCCTTTTGATTAAGCCACTTCTCTTTAACTGCGGCTTCCTCAAATCTTTGCTGAGAGGCGGCATCTTTTTGATGAGATACCTTAAGCCCCTCAAAGGGAACATTAGTTTCTGTTCCGTTGACCTTTACAGTAGTAAACCATTGACCATCTTTTAACCAAACAGGTGAAGTCGGGTCTTCTTGTTGTATTTCTTCCTCATCCCTCTCTTCGGTTGATGTATCAAGGTCTTCGTGCTGTTCTACAATTTCAGAGAAAACTTCTAATTCCCTGTCCTCGACGATCTTATCCATAGCCGTATCACGAGGACTTTTAATAGATTCCTCTTTTTCTTCTTGATCTTGTTTTACGTCTTCAATATTTTCTAGAGTTTCCTCTATAACTTCTTCCGCATCCGATTGGGTAGCGTCAACCATCTTATTCTCCTAATTATTCCGCATCTTTGTACCTAGCCAACTTATCCGCATTCTCCCCGTCTGCAATAATCGCATCCAACCATTGCAACAACTTAAGTGGGGTAGCGAGGGTTGAAGATATTTTACGGTATTGATTAAGTTCCTCTGATGAAGAACCGCTGTACTCCTGAAAAACCATTTTTTGTAGGTCTGATATTCCCTTTCGGTAATCCAGTATTGCCCTATCAACAATCGCTTTTCCAGTTGGAGTTCTTATAAACTCTTGGGTAGTTCTCCCAATTTTAGTCCTAGTAACTAAGTCATCGACCCTAAGATCAGCCGGGTTTGTAAATTCACTCATCCTATTTCATAAGGAACTTTATTGTACTTATCTCTTGCCATTGTTCCCGTCTTACTAACATTATCTTTGTCTTCTACCATCCTTCGTTGTATCTCCCCATCAACTATTTGATTAAGTAAAGCATCTCTCTGTAACATTAGTTCAGCACGTCTGGTGTCAGCGTCCTGTTGTTTTACATAAGCCTCAGATTGTTTTATACCCAGTTTTCCTACTTCTCCCTTAGAGGACATCACCTCTTTCTGGAGTTCTGTCTGCGCTCTCAATTGAGCGGCTCTCAACTGAGCCTCTTGCTTCATCTGTTCTATAGCCATACGGCCCTGCATCTTGACCTGATCGGTCTCTAGCATCATGGTCATTTGTTCGATCTGCTGTTGCAGTTCTTCTACCTGCGGATCAGCCTCAGTAGGCAGAAGGAATCTAGAACCATCCTTATATCCCAGTAACCCAAATACTTCTTTAGATACTTCATCTAAATTAAGTTTTCCTTCCATTCCCGGTAACTGACCTACACTAGTTACCCCAAATAGCAGTTGCTGTACTCTTCCAACAGGGTCAGTAGCGTTCATTCCTACATTAACCTTAAGAAGAACGTCCTGTTTTAGAAGTTCATCCATGATTTCATCCTGACCAAAATCTACGACACCTTCCTCGCCCTCAAGTCCACCAGCCTCACCTGCGAGTGCAGTAACATGCTCATCATTTTCATAGTACTGTTCTAATTTAAGCAACTGCTTTAATACTGGTTCTACCCACGTCTCAGCGAATGTCCTAAGAACAAACTCCGTGATCATGTTGGTATTGCCAGCAAGAAGGGCCATACCGCCTACAGTCTCATTAAGATTACGAGCGCCACCTACGGTTGAGGCAGAGAAGTTCCCTTGCAGTTCATCGAAATCCATATTAATTCGATCCTGCTCTTGGTATGCAGATGCTGTGACATCACGAGTCTCAATAACCCGGACATCCTGATCTGGATCATCCATCTCAACAGCACCGCCGGGAACAGACCTGAACAGAGCATCCAAATCTATGTTTCGATCCCGTCGGATATGGTAACGCTTGTTCATCGCCAACCTAATGTTGTCGAATCTTTGGTTCCATATGTCGTTCGATGCCGCTTGCAACTCTTCTGTAAGTTCTACAGTTGCTGATGGGTATACACGATGGGCTTCAATATTGAGTTTCCCCATAACGTAGGGGCGCTCTCCATCTTTTAACCATGGGTACATTTCCAACAATGGTTTTGGATCAGTTAACAAGTATTGCGTACCTGCCGTAAAAAAGCACCAATCTACTCCGTCCTTTCTTATAATATTTTTATGAACCCATACAATCTTGTATTCTTCTACATTTTCAAAATCATCTTCTAAAGGGTCTTCTCTAGGTTCTTCCCTAGTTAATCTTGTAGTGTCGTCTGTCTCGTCTGTAGTCGTAAGCAACTGTTCAAGAGTAAGTTTTTTCCATTCGCCATTATCTATTCTCTCCATAGCATCCTGAGCGAACATGGGAATAAGATGGATAACATAAGGAGAAGATGATATAGGGTCATACCAATCAGACGCCGGGTCTATCCTAAAATTCTCAGGTTCAATTACCTCTATAACAGGATAGTCCTTCAGAGTTGATGTAACCTTTTCTTTAACAGGCTTACCTTCCATATCTACAACATTTTCACCAGCATCATCAACAGATGCGAATGTCTCATCCTTTTGCTCAAACTCCCAATATTGGTGAGACACGACTGTTCCATATATAGCGGCATCTTGAAGAGCCGTTACCATAGTGCTAAACCACGGTATTGTATTAGTCAATCTGTACTGCATTATAGATTGAGCCACAGACGCACCTGCTACCTGCATGGGATTATTAGGATTTGCCGGACTAATAGACATCATATCTTCATTAGTAAAGAAGGCCGTTGCCATAGCAGATTCAAGTTTACGAACAGTAGTCCTAGTTTTTGGCCTAAACAACTTAGACCTTTTATCATAGGCTGATGTTAAATACTTAGAACCGGGCGGATGGTGGCTATTAAAGTTAGAGATATTCTTTTCCCACTGAAATCTAAGATTAGTATCTACCCATTCAGTAGAGCCATCATATGCCTTCCTAGCTAAATTTAACCACCTCTCATTTTTGTCGCCTACTTCAGGAACTTGAAGATCAGCCTCATTCAATGGTGGTTGTGGATTAATTAATGACATTAATGTAAATCTCCGTTAAGCCTTCCTTTAGAATCCATCTCTAAATCGCCATAAGTGGTTTGATTAAACTTTCCTCTCTTTTGGCGATACCTTTCTAATATCTCACCACCAGCATTTACTACCACCTTATAATCATTATCTATTTTATCAGCATGAAGAACGAATCCCCAGTTACCAGATAACCGCATAGACTTTACACCAACAACACCATCCATTACATGGACAGCCCATAACCAACCGGGGTATTTCTCCTCCAGTTTTTCAGCCACATTTTTTGCTAATGCAAAATCTTGTACATTAAAAGTTTCAGCTTTTTCTAGTTCTACCATTTGATCTCTTTGCCTTATGGAATACTCTTTCTCCATTATTAAAAATATAAGTAGTAACAGGTCTACTTCTTCTTTCTGGATCAGCCTTCTCGACATGTTCCATCCACTGTATTCTTTTTTCTTTACCACTCATGACATTATTACCTGTGGTTTATAGTAGGGGTCTTTCACCAAAGGCCATTGTGGATCATGAGGAGTAAACACAAGATTACCTGATGAATCTATGACAAAAGTATAAGTAACGCCTACGGTTGGTGTAAGTGTGCCAAACCCCCATGCTTCTGTATGACTTGCCCAATCACCAGTCCCACTATCCCATAGACTCCCACCGCCAAAACCAGTAAGACTTGCGGCATCTGGAATAAACTTATGCCCTCTTAAATCTTTTGGAACAAAACCAGTAAGGGCTAAACTTGCAGAAGGAACATACCAAAGTTGTTGTATAGTCCTACTTGGAGCCGTTCCAGATAGAGTTAAAGAACCAGCATCTGGTTGATTCTGTCCAGTCTCTATAGCGGTTGGAACAAATGGAACAACACTCCAAGTATCAGAAGAAGCGGCCCATGTCCCACCGTAATTATTCCAGTTGTAAGTCTGTACTATCTCAAGAGAAGTGTTCTCTGGAGATATTGTAAATCCTTCACCTGCAAATGGTAACTGACCTGTTAATGTAAGAGTAGAAGCGGTTACCCTAAAATCATACATAATCCCCGATGCGGGAGAATATGCGGTAAAAGTTAAATCAGCTTTATCTGGAGATATTCCAGTTCCAACAGCAACTTGTGGAACGGGGCCAGAACTCCAATCACCCGCTGTAGCAATCCATGAGGAAGTTAATTGATCCCATTCGTAAGATTGCAATAGGTTAAGATTAGCAACACCGGGAGAAAGAAAAAGTTCTAATCCAAATTTAGGAGCAGAGCCACTTAAAGTTAGATCACCTTTAGCTGGAGTAATATTTGGGCCATCCCAAGCCCGACTAAATTTAGAGTCGTCCCAGTCTCCTGTTGTAGCCGCCCATGTTGTTATAGCCATTATTTAACTTTCCCAAAAAACATGGATAACGTAAATCTAAAAAATGGTGCGTGTGACGTAGGTGGTCTAACAGAATGAGGATGTTCTCCATCAAAAACAACAAGCCTGTTTGGTCTATACTCTACTGCCATTTCTATTTCTTTATTATCCATCGTATAAAACATAGTTTCTCCTCCCCATTCCCTTTTCCACTCAAGGTTGGGGTAATAAAGAAACACCTTTGGGCTTCTGTTAATTACACTTCCAGACCATTCACTTGGATGAGTGTGTTCAAAAAATGTTTGCCCAGAACTAGAAAGATTAACAACAGCCTTAACTGGATTAGACCCATCCATATACTTAGCTATAGGAGTTTCTAATAATTTTGGTACAATTCCTAAGTTATTTATATCGCTATCACTGTAGTTTGAATGCATACAGACATATGAACTATGCTCTTGTATTTCGTCATCAAGCCACCCAAGAGAAAAAGCTGACCTCTTTACAAAGCCCCACACAACAGAGGAGTAATTATAATCAAACACATCGTCAAAAATTTCTATGCTCAATTACCAGTCCTATCGTACCCAATTACCCCGAATTGCGATAACGAATACCTGTAAGTATTTTTAGATTTAACTTTATTTGAATGATGCTCCACCCAAGATGGGAAAATAACACAGAAATTATCCTTAAACTTAAACGATATATCATAGTCTGCGAAAACTAACTCGCCCCCCAAAATTTCATTACTGTTAAGATTAAAGAATGTTATGGCAGAAAAACTAGAAATATCAAAATGGGTTGAATACTCATCCCCGTAAGAATACCTGTTAAGCAATGAATGATCCGTAGTTATTCTATTAAAGGCCACATTTGATGGATGAGTTTCCATCATTTTAGTCATTATAGGATCACGAAATATCTTTCTATTAGAAGAAAGAATAGCAGAACAATCTCGCCTAAAGTAAAGACTATCTATGTATATACCATTACCAGACATCTTTGGAGAGCCATCGTCATTCTTATCAGATGTGTTGTATCTTTCCACCTGTATATCTGGAACAGAGTCCAGAATATAGTTTAGATTCCTTATCTCATTCTTGATAAAGATTAATTCTTTTTCTGTATACAGGTTAGTTATGCACAAATAACCAAAGTCCTTTAACCTATTCTGGACAATCTCCATTAACTAATTAAGGGAGCCTCCATACCCTCATAACAATTCCGAATACTAAATGGATGATGTAATCCATAAACATTCTCATCTTCATAGTCTTTAGAATTAATAGAGTATTGTTTAAAAGCAATCCATTCAGGATCATCATTGATAAAGTCTGATATTGATTTTGCATAATGCCAAAATTCTGTATCCCACTTACTTCCAAATTGATAATGATACAATATAAAGTTTTGAACTTCGATAACGTGTTTTCTAAAAGAATCTATTACGTCAGTCTTTTGTGCGTCTTTTAACACCATCCAAGAGAATAAAAGTTTAGACCATCTATGATACAATGCAATTGATGAAGATTCTAAAGGCTCAATAAAAAACAACTTGTTGCCTTGTAATGCTACTCTATCATCAACAATAGGCTCTCTAGCAATATAATTTTTAAAACTCATTGTCTTGTAGATATCGCCATCATCTAAATTAAACATCTCACAAAAAGTATTCTTTGCCTCACCCATATTAGCAAAATCTTTATTACATAAATACCCATAAGAGGTTCTACCCTTTAGAGGTATGACAAATGTCCAACCATCTGGTGTAGCAACGTGCCCACTCCAAAGTTGCTCCGGAATATCGCGACCTTCCTTTATTGCTAATATAGCAGTATTAAGAGGATTTACTAAATGATCATACTTATTAAAATCTTTAGGGAAACCCCGCGCATCAATAATGTAATCTGCATCTACCTCATCATAACCAGTTACATGCTTTTCTGTTATGGTAAAGTCACCATGCTCAAGAATATAATCTTGCACCTTTGTTGTATCATAATGCATAGCAGTAGCACTCATTGGAAATGGGTGAAAGAATTTATCTTTCAATGAACCCCAGTTCTCATATAGGATTCCTGTCTTTGGTGTTGCTCCTAATGGATTGTTATACCAATCCATTTTAAAGAAACGCCATAAGAAAGAAGGAGTTTCTGTAAGCGTTGCCTGACCAATTGGTACTGGATCAATATTTGGATCATATATTATTTCCACATCTAACTGCGGATTATAATATTTGAAGTGTTGAGCCGTAAATACACCAGCTAAACCCTTACCTAAAATAGTTACTTTCATTCTTTTGGAATAACATCAATACCAATTGAGATTCTTTCCTTCTCTGCTTTATGCGTATCCGTATAATGAGGAATATACGCTGGCAATAAACTTATTCTTCCAGAGATATTTTTTACTTCCCTAACCTCTGGATCATTTATTTGATTTACTGGGTTTATATAATAAGTAGAGGTTCCTTCTGCCTGAACCGTTATATGCCCTGTTAAATATGATTGGGGAGTGACCATATGAATATGAGATTTAATCCTCTCTCCCTTTCTCATTACATTAGCCCATCCCTTTAAAACCAAAGGATGATCATATACAACATCCAATGACTCTAAAAATCGCTTATGGAAATCCCAAACCTCCGTCTTTAACTTCTGTATTTCTTCATCAGCCCAATCAAATAAATTGTAATAACTATAACGAGAGGTTAAACTATTATTACCTAACCCTGTATACCCGTCTGAAGCTACTTTATCAACAGGAGGAAACTTATTTAAAATCTGCTTTTCTTTATCCAATATGGTAGCAGATATTTTTTTAAAATCTATATTATAAATTTGGTCATAAGCAAACTGATGAAACCATTCTGGAGCAAATGGTGTCTCTCTTGGAGGACTTTTGAATGAAACTACCGTGATCATCTACGACTTGGGATACTTAGCCTTTATCTCCGCCACCTTTGCTTGCCATGCTTCCAGCCCATTTTCTGTTATAAACTCTATCTGAACTTCAGCTTCACCATAGTCAGCAAGTCTTTGTGAAATATACGATACTGGCCCTTCTACCCATGTTTGAACCCATTTTTCTCCATCCCACGCTGGATCACCTTCAGTCATGGTAGTTCCAATATTTTTCCTTTCCTCTATTGAGGGCATAGGTACTGGGGTTATATCAGAATCTGCTAATTCCTCTTTAGTTTTGGCTACTTCCACCCAAGACTGTCTCCAGCCTCCAGAGCCATCAGATTCTACAGAACCTTGTTCATACCTATAACCAGCCTTAACTGGTTTTTCTATCTCAGATACTGGAAAGACATTATACTCAGACGCAGACGGATTCCCTAAGAATCCTACCGGAAATCCAACTTGTGGATTATCTGCCTTTAAGTGGTCTATTCCATATGGATACTGCTCAACAGTATCCCCCACGATTTTAGCATACAACATTAGTTATCCTCCTATGTTATCTTATAATACCCATCATGATTGAGACATGGGGCCTTCAAATTGCGGTTGTGTTTTCCACGCCCCGGAGATGTCTTTAGTAGGATCGTTGTAGTCAAAAAACTCGTACCATCCCGTAGCAATTGTCTTCTCTTGGTCTGTAACTATTCCCCTATGAGCAAACATCCATTGTGCTGGAAATATAACAACCTTACCTTTTTCTGATTTAATTATAGTATCTTGATGATAAAACTCAGTACCACCACCCTCTTCTATATCATCACAAAACATCTGAAACACTAGATGCCTATAGAGAGCAGGAGGTAGGAATGTTATATTTTCAGCGTGCCATTCTAAAAATCCTTCTCCGGGGTTATACTTTTGTATATTAAACGGAACAAGTCTAAAAGCAGACCCCCTATTACACCAAGGATAAATTTCTATATACTCGTTTAATACTATTTGAATCTGATCGCACAACTCCTTTATTAACGGATAATTGAAATCATCAATTCTCATATCCGTACTTTTCTTTCCATCCGTTGGCGTATCCGGATCATTTGAATCCATTGCAAGGCCATAAAATTTCCAGAAATTTTCAGGATTCTCATCAAAGAAAATTTTGATTCTATCGGCTAGAGTTACATCCTCTATAAAAGAACTATGCATAAAATTCATTCTAGTTCATGACCGCCTGTAAAGTTTATTGTAATTCTTCTAGCATTTTCAAAAGGAACATTGGAACTATGATATTGCCACCCATTAAAAATTACAGCAGTGTTCGCCTTTGGAGTTATTCTTTCCATAACTGTTAAGTCATCTGAAGAAGGAAGACCACCCCACTCACCTCTTACTTTACCTGTCTTAGCAAAGTCTTTCTGGTTTTGGTTGAATAAGATAAAGTCACCGTCTGAATCATTTAAAAAATAAGTACAACTATCAAAATTTGACTTATTGTAATGATCTATATGTGGATGATGATAACCATCCTTATCAAATCCCGGACTAGGCGTATAAAGATTAGCCTTTGATCTCCAAAGACTATCGTGTTCAAACCCACTCTTCCTTAAACATCTCGACAACATCATTATATATTGCGCGTATGGTGAAACAGGCGATCCATCTATAAAAAACATATGCGAAAACATATGGCTTTTATTAGTGCTGTCATTTTCAAGCGCATTACTATAGTCTACTGTGCTATCATTCCAATACCATGCAAAATCATAAGAAGGATTATAAAATACTTCCTGTAGTTGCTCAAATAAAAAATCAGGAGCAACGTCTTCTATGTATACAAACTCACCGCTTTTCATTTTAAAAAATACCAAACTAATATAATAATAGCTAACATGTCTACACAAATCGACCAGCATAAATAAGTTTTTATCAACCAGCCTTTCCATACAATAGGCTCTTTAAGCCACCAGTAACTTATCCAGAACTGTTTAATAAAAGCCCTTCTTTCCGCACATCCCTTGCAATCGCTATTAAAAATTTTCATCTAACTGGATGATACGCGCCCTTGTATCCTAACCCGCTTCTTTTGTCATATTGTAGGTGATCCATTTCACCTCCCTTTACTACATAAGACAAGAAAACTTGCAAATGCCAAGCGTCATGAGGAACAGCAAATAATTCTCTCTTATGATAAACCTCCATACCTCTATATATAACTGCATCCCCAGCATTTAAAGGAACTGGAATATCGTTCCTTTCCTTATTTTCAATCCATAAATACCATTCATAATTATCTGGCATGCCTTTATAATCATGCCCCAAATGTATGCTACAAGTTATTTCACATGGCGCTCTATCTTTATGCGGGGCCATTGCATCCCCTGATTTATAAATTCTATGATAAGAATATGCAGGAATTAATTCTAATTCAGTATGCTGTTCAAACGTAGGTAATAATTTTACCAACAACGTTTCCATAAAGGGATCAGCATATTCCCAGTGAGCCTTATTATCTGGATTATCAAAATTAGATTTAGGATACCTTCTTTCCTGAAAGGAGCAATACTGCTGACAAAAAGCCAGCAGATCATTAGACAGCACGCCTTTTACTACAGTGTACTTTTCTATAGAGAACATTTATCTATTATAGCATACTTTATGCGGCTGAAACCTGAGCAAGATGTACGCCACCAGCACCGCCAGCGCCTGCGGAATTTGGGCACTCTCCTACTCCACCACCACCACCGCTACCTCCACTAGCCGCAACGCTTCCGCTATTGCTTAATGTTCCGGCATAAAGAATCATTATGGCTCCTGCTCCTGAACCACCACTTGCTCGGTGTGCGCCCCGTCCGGGGCCTCCATCAGCAGATATAGTGCCTGTTATAATGAGATCGCCACCTACTACTAACCAGATAAGACCACCAACTCCAGAAGCGCCAAAAGCTATAGAGCAGTTTCCTCCTCCACAACTATTACCACCGGGGTTTCCCGCCCCACCAGCACTGTTGCCATTATGACAATTAGGGCAAGACCCATTTCCTCCAGCACCTCCATAACTTCCACCCGCGTTGCCCGTTCCAGCATCATTACCAGCGCCGCCAGAGCCTCCAGAAAAAGCCCCTCCAGTTCCACCAGCGCCACCAGTCGAGTTCTTTGCGCTATTTGACAATGCACTTGCTCCTCCACCTCCGCCTGAAGAAATGGTGGCCGCACTTGTAGCCCCAGCAGTTCCTGCGCTTCCGTTACCACATGCCCAGTTGTGACCAAAGGCTCCTCCGCCCCCGCCACCTGAGCCACCTTCTTGGGCTACTTTAAAAATAGTGCCGTTTCCAGAAACTCCTGCTTGAAATGCAACAGCAGTCACAATATCATCTCCTGAACCAGCGAAATCAGCAGTAGCTAATGTATCAGAACCGGAAGCAGTAAGCATAGGAAGTCGCAATCCATTCGCATTCACGGCTGATGAATCATTACCACCAGAGGTTGTTGGATTAGAATTTCCACCTTTCAAATCCATGTGTAAAGTTCCCGCAATTTCGCAGTTACCTGTAACATAAATAAACATTCCACGACATGGTTGATCGACTGTCATCGTGTGACCAGAATTTATATCCAGTGACGTATATTGCATTACTACCATATCACCATCGTAACTACCACTCTTATTCTGAACCGTATGGGTAACATCTCCAGTTGTATCTAACGCACCATCTGACCCGTCTCCGAAATATTGAGAAAGACCACCTGCGGCGGCTCCAAGCAATGCAGTTTTTTCTGTTCCTACTGGCATAATATATCTCCTTAACCCATGTCAGCACCAGCTTGAAAGCCGTACCAAATTGTTCCCGCATCTAGCGTAAAGAAGGTGTAAATATCAATTTTTCCTGAACCACTAGTTACATCAGGGGCAGAACCACCAGCCCAATCAACAGTACCGGGCCACGCAATAGTTCTATCTGAACTGTCCTGAGTCCAAACTAGAGTAAAGGCGCAAGATTTACCAGTAGCAGATGGATTACTAAAAGTAAAAGTAGTATTTTGATCTGGGGTAATAGTAAATACATTACCTGTTGTTAGATCAATATCAACAGTAGCCGCCGCACTTAGTGCAGTTTTTGTTTCAGCATAATCCTTTAGTTCTGGTCTCTGAACAACGCCGTCAGCAAAATTAGTAACCAATGAACCATCGGAAGTAACAACCTTTGATGCTTCTGCTGTACCTTGAGTGGTAACATCAAGGGTGTTCAATTCAACAGTTGTACCAGTATACCCATCTATTAAATTTAACTCAGTTGCAGTTGCTGTAACTAATGTCCCGGCAAGTTTTAATCCATTTGTCCCGTCATGTGAAGCAACGTTAAAATCATACGCTCCATCCGCAATCGTAACATCTCCACTTGCATCTGCTGTCAATACTTTGGATGCTTCTGAAGTTCCTTGAGTGGTAACATCAAGAGTATTTAATTCCGCC